CTTTAGAAAAAAAAATAAAATCAACTCCAGAATCAGTAAGATGTAGTCCTGCAAAACTCAGAAATGAGTGGTATGCTAAATTTAATTCATCAGTTGATGGATACTCTTTGCCAAATAATTGGCGATGGTCTGACACAGCAGTTTTTGAGTTCAATATGGAAAGTTTGTTCAATCTAGTGGAGTTTTATAATGAACTGTATCGCTTGGCTGAGTTTTTGGAAATAACATTTGTGCCCGATCAAGAGTTGAGTGATTTATTAGAAGAATTTTTAACTAGAAATCAAGGATGGCAATACTACAAAGAATCCAAACGTCTGGTGCATGATGTGATTGCAGGAAACAATATTGAATTTTTCAGCAATGAAATATCACAAGCCCTGATCAATAGTTTGCTGTCAAAATCTGTTGGAATATTCGACGGAGAATTGTTTGATAATGATAGTTATCCCACAACCACTTGTGAGATATGGAACATGGTGGACCAACATTTAAAAACTTTTGATCAGAGATTTTGATCTGAGTATTACCTAGTTGAAATCAAAAACCGATAAATAATATCAAAGGTCTGCAATAAAAATCATGCAAAAACGCACCCGCAGTTTGTTAGAAGAATTAGATTCCATGTATATCGAGCGTGAGCGTGATCTAGTGATTGAAAGTCGTGCATCTAATGTTATAGCCAGCGCCATTAACTTGCTGGAGCAAATTGATGCCACATACACCCCCGAGCAAGCAGAAAATCTAACTCGCAAACTGCTGAATTCTATTCGCACCCGGGATGCAGGACGTTTTGCTAGAACCGTTAGAAAAACGCCAACAAGCACATAAACTCAACAGGATCAAGATGAAAATTTTCGAAGGCGGCAATGTGTTCAAAGACCCTCAAGGTCAACCACTAACACAACGTATCAATCAAGCTGACGTTGCAGCCACCATTGCCTGGGTAGAGCAAGTCACAGGTGTAAACTTCCCCGAAGATCGTTGGCTGGGCAGCACAGGTCGCAAGGCCACATCTGGAGACCTTGATCTGGCTGTGGACCTTGGAGAAACAACCAAAGAACAACTAGCTGGCACACTAACACAATGGGCCACAAGTCAAGGACTTGACCCACGCGACTGGGTTCGTAAATCTGGTGAAGTACATCTTAGAACACCCATTGGCGGAGATCCTAATAAAGGATTTGTACAGACTGATTTTATGTTCTTTCCCAATCTGGACTGGGGCACATTCTACTATGGTGGATCAGAAGGATCGGCCTACAAGGGCATGAATCGCAATGTGCTGCTGAGCAGCTTGGCCAAACAAGCCGGCCTCAAAGTGGGCGCAAATGGCATGATCAGTCGTACTACAAATGAACTGGTCCGAGGCGGTCAGGATCCGGACTATGTGTCTGCGGTATTGCTGGGCGGAACCCAAGATCGAGCTGCGCTAAAGAACGTAGAATCAATTTATGCTGCTCTGGCAACAGATCCACAACGTGATGCCAAGCTCAAAGACTTTCGTGAATACCTAGCCCGTGAAGGTATAAAAGAACCTGAAATGCCCGTAAAAGAAAATGATGTGAACTTCTTGGCTAGACTACGGGACAGAATAGTAAACCAAGGCATGCAACAATTGATTGAAGCCAAGCCTTTGTATCAGATATACGAACAAGAGCCTACCGCGGTGGGCGGCCAAGCCAAGGGTATTGAGCATCTGGAAGACTATGTGTTCCGTCAAGGAACCGCAGGTGTTGATCGTGCGCTGGCCATTGCTGATTCTTTTTACAAACAGCCCAAACAAGGGTCAGTCAAATGGGACGGAAAGCCTGCTGTGGTATTTGGTCGCAAGCCCGAAACTGGGGAATTTGTGCTCACAGATGATGCAGGATTCGGCGCCGTTGGCTATGATGGACTGTTTACCAGTACCGATGCTGTGGCAGACCACATGGCACAGCGTGATGCCAATGCTGCTGCCAAAGGCAACCAGGCCACTCGAGTACAAACACTGTTGCCAGTGTATCAGAGCATCTGGCCATATTTGGAAGCTGCTACTCCAGAAAACTTTCGTGGCTATGTCAAAGGCGACCTGTTGTACAGTCCCGAAAAGCCCTGGGAAATAAACGCAGGTCTTGTGGAATTCAAACCAAACACTGTGGAATACAGAATTCCAGTTGCTAGTAAACTGGGCAAGGACATTGCAGGATCTCAAGTTGGCGTTGCTGTGCATACCATGTACGAAGATGCAGGAGCTGCCAAGCAGCCACTCAGCAGAGTCAAGTTCAATCCTGTGCCTGGCCTGTTGTTGATCGAACCAATCTATGCCAAGCCTGTAGAAACAGCAGATCCTATCGTTAAACAAATCAAGTCACTGTTGCGTCAAAACAAAGCAGTCATGAACACCTTGTTCAATCCTGCTGAATTACGGGCCATGAAAATAACTGACCTGGCCAAGCTGGCAATAGACTATATCAACAAGCGTGTGGATCCAAATCATGCAGCCTATACCGGCAATTTCAGTGATCTTGTGCCGGGATTTTTAGCCTGGCTGCAACAGACCCAGACACCGCAAAAGTACAACAACATTCTACAATATCTGCGCAGTCCTACCAGCAATGAACAAGCCTTGGCTGCTGCTTTTGTGTTGTTTGAATTGCTGCATGATCTAAAACTGGACCTGTTGACCAAGCTGGATGCACAAGTGCCCGGCAACGAAGGATGGGTGTTTGCAACCCCTGCAGGCTACGGTAAAGCAGTAAATCGCTTTGATTTTACAGCCAGAAACAAAGCTCGAAACAACTCACCAACACCGTAATTTTTTGCCAGATTCATAAATAAGAGTAGGGCAAGTAGCCCACTTTTTAGGAGATTTTAAAATGGCAATTTTTACAAAAACAAACGGCACGAATCAACCAGTATTCAATATGGATACAGCCAATGGCAACATTGGCGGAACAGCTAACATTGCTGCAACTGGTTCAGTTAACTTCCAAGGTCCTAAGCTGGATTTCTTCAGCTTGGTTGCCAATGGTGCGTTGACTACATCAGCAAACGTCAATGGCTACATCAACAATGTGTTGCAAGCTATTCAGACCAAGGGCACTGTGGCCATGTATCAAGTTAGTCCAGCAGCACCAACAGTGTTGAACTTGGCTATCTATCCTACAGGCGCATACACTGCTGCTACATTGTTGACCACTGCTAATACCAGTGCCACAGTGGCATCTGGTGGTCAGAACTTGGAATTGAGTTCAGCAGCCGGCAATGCAGTGTTCACTACTGCTGCTACCAACTTTGCTCCTGTCTAATCTTAGATAGTAGTAAAAAATCAAGGCCCTGGTTTATTTCCGGGGCTTTTTTTTGGCCGTAAATACCTTATGGCATATAGTATTTGTGTATTGACTGATTTTGATTGTAGACCCACTGGTGTTACAGGACATTTTCGAACAAACGTCTTGCCGTTTGTGGACCGAGCTGATCAATCAATAACCAATTTTGATTCCTGGAACAGCAGCAGAAATCAACAACGCAACTGGGAAACCCTATTGCAATTGATAGGACTGTACACACAGCCGCAGAGTATATCTGACATACGAATGAAAAACGGTCGTTGGGAATTTGAGTTTGAAACAGAGTTTGATGATGTGTTCAGACTCAATGATGATCCGGTGGGCCTGCTCAAACAGGCATGCCGTGGTGTCCCCATCATCAACTATGTTCAACAACAACTGACCACACTGTTACAACCAGACGTGAACATTTGGTTCTATCCAAAAGGCCATAAATAATTCATGGACACAACAGAAATAGAAAAAAAGAGCTTGGAAGCGCATGTAGAGCTCTGCGCCGAACGTTATCGCCATCTAGAACTGCAACTAGATTCTGCCAATTCTGCTATCAATCGACTCAAAGAAATGACAGAAGAAGTTCATGCCATGATGCATAAAATTGTGGACAATCGTAACAATCAATTGATAAACTGGGGACTTGGATCCATTGGATTCTTGTTGGCCACTGTTGGTTGGTTGTTATCACACTACGTATTCAAATGAAAGCCAGCCGCAAATTGGCCGCCCTGGCCGAAAGAGAACTGCCTCATCTGCTGGAAAACGTCATTGTGGAAGACGGGGAAAAATACCGTGCTTTTGGCAAATACACAATACAGCCTAGAGATCCGGGATTTGACGTTTCCATAAGAGACGATGCTGTGGGCAAATTTAGCACCACTAAATCTGCACTTGCCTGGTGCATAGCCGACAGATTAAACTATTTTAATCTTGCTAGACAAATACAAGAGCTAGATCAATCACTCACACGATTGCGCAATGACATTTACATCCGTAAAAACATTGCAGATCGTATGTCGGGAACTGCCTGGGAAACTGTAATAACCAAAGTATCCTACCGACAAGACCAAAGTCAACTGCTGGAACAAGAGTTGACAAAATGTATAAATTTGGCTAAATACTGGCAACTACGAGGAAACTCAAATGAAACTAAACGAACTGGCCGTAACACGCCCCACACAACAAATCGCTAAGGTATTCGAGAGTCATTTTGATCAACAAGTTCAATTTGACTCAATGAATCGCGATCAACTGCACAACATGTATCGCAAGGTACGTGGGGTATTATCTGAACACAGAAGCGGCCCTGCACGTCACACCAGTGAGCGTGACCCTGCTTACCTGAAATTGATGATGATGGAACAGGCACTTGCAGAAAAAATCTACGAAGATGAAATGG